TACCGTTTGTGATGAAGCAATAGTCTATGACGATAAAAACTTCTTCTCATATTTTGTCAGTACGGATATAAACGGAATAGGGGAAAAGAAAGAGACAAAAATTCAAGAGAGATACAAAGAAATCTATAACCTTTTTGGATTCAATCAAGATATCTCAGGCTGGCACTTTTTCAGAAATTTCCTCATAGACGGTATTTTATCTTTTGAAATTATTTTTGATAGCAAAGGAAAAAATATTATAGGTTTTAAAGAACTAGATCCAGCTTCCTTACTACCCTCAGTGGAAAGACAAATGGACGGTTCTTTTGTGGAATGCTGGATTCAGTATCCTGATAATCCTGCACTAACTAGAAAATTATACGATTCACAAATTATCTATATTTCCTATGCAAAGGGAAATACCATGACGAGAGTAAGTTATATCGAAAGATTAATTAGATCTTTTAATCTTCTAAGAATCATGGAGCACACTAGGGTAATTTGGAATGTGATGAATTCTTCCTATAGGATGACAATGACAGTTCCTATTGGAACTAAATCTCCACAAAAAGCCAAGCAAAGTCTTGCTGAATTGATGAGTATTTACAAAGAAGATATCAGACTAGATTCTGATTCTGGGGAACTTTTTGTAAATGGCAGACCTAACATACAATTCTTTAAGAATTATTTAATGCCATCCACCCCGAACGGGACACCAGACATTGCTCCTTTAGCTGGGGCGGGAGATGCAACACCGTTTAGTGATCTTAAAGCTTTAGCTTATTTTGCTGATAAATTGAAGCTTGATTCTAAAATTCCCTATTCAAGATTTGATAGGGAAGATAGAGGTACACAAGGCACTTTCAGTGGTAACGCTGAAGGATTAGATCAAGAAGAAATAAGATTCTTTAAATTTATAACCAGATTAAGATCAATCTTCCAGGACATTCTTGTAAAACCCCTTTGGATTCAATTTTGTTTGGATTACCCAGAGAACAAAAAAGATTTCATGGTTAAAAGCCAATTTGGTCTGGATTATGTGAAAGACAATTCTTTTGCGGAGATAAGATATATGGAGATTTTAAATGCTAGAAAAGATCAGGTAACAAAAATCTCAGGATTGACGGATTCAGAGGGTAACCCTTATTTTTCATTAAGATACGTGCTTGACAAGTATTTGGGTATGACTGATGATGACAGAGTAGCTAACGAGAAAGCCAAGGAAAGAGATGCTGAGAAAAAGAAGAAAGCTGCTGAGGAAGAAGCTAAGAAAGCAGAAGAATCCGCTCCGGCAGCGGAAGCAGGGGCGGAAGCAGGGGCAGAAACCGAAGGTGGAGACGAATTTAAACTTTAATAAATGGCAGGATTTATAGATGATTTTTCACAGAGGAATCCTAATATAGGAAAAATCCTTAAGAGTGTGAGCAAGATAGGAAGCTTCGGAATGGAGTATAAGGATCTTGTTGTGAAAAATTCTCAAGCCATCGGTGTTTCCGAAGCAATGATGAGAGAAAGAATGGGTCTTACAGATTCTGATGAAGATTTCATTTTTAGTTTAGCTTCACAAGACACAAGTAATAGAAAATATATTGCTTATTTTGATAAAGACTATCCTTTTAAAAGGGAGTTTTTACGCAGATTTGCTTTAAATGCAGAGATCGAATGGATTCTTGACATTCTTGCTGATGAGGCTATAGTTTATGATGATAGAAATTTCTGCTGTAGCTTATCCCTTGTTAACATGGATCTTAAGGAAGACGTGGTTGATTCGTTGAGAAACAATTTTAGAAAAATCTACATTTCCCACGGATTTAATAATGGTATTTCTTCTTGGCAATATTTCAGACAGTTTCTTATCGATGGATTTTTATCTTTTGAAATAGTTTATTCTGACGACGGAAAACAAATTGTTGGATTTAAAGAATTAGATCCCACATCATTAACCCCGACAACAGAAAGAAATCAATCAGGAGAAACCATTCCTATTTGGATTCAATATTATGGAGATAGTACAAGGGAAAGAAAACTTTATGATTCTCAAGTCATTTATATCTCATTTGCTAAAGGAAATAGTGCAAGCAGAACAAGTTATTGTGAAAGATTAATACGTTCACATAATCTTTTAAAGATAATGGAGCATACCAGAATCATCTGGAATGTGATGAATGCTTCTTTCAGAATTAAAATGACCATTCCAGTTGGTTCAAGATCCCCACAAAAAGCAAAGGAGACATTAGGTGAGCTGATGAGTATGTATAAGGAAGATATTAAGCTGAACACCGAATCGGGAGAGCTCAGCGTTAATGGAAGACCAAATTTACAATTTTATAAGAACTATCTTTTCCCAGTTCAAGGCGGAGAATCCCCTAAGGTAGAAACAATTAATTCGGCAGGACCAAATCTTAATATTATAGATGCTGTAGTATACTTTTTCAATAAATTGAAGGCAGATTCTAAAATACCTTTTAACAGATTTGCTGCTAGATCTGGAGGAACTGTAGGAACATATAAAATAGGTGCTGAATCTGCGGAAAGAGACGAAATCAGATACAACAAATTCATTAATAGAATTAGATCCATTTATCAAGAGATCATGCTAAAACCTCTTTGGATTCAAATGACTCTCGACCATCCAGAATTGAGGAATGATGCAGTTTTCAGATCCCAGCTGGGAATTAAATGGAATTCTGATAACCAATTTGGAGAATCCAAAGAGATCGAACAACTGATTAAAAAAATAGATTTTATAGCTGGACTTTCTGAGATTAAAGAAAAGAAAGGTGATGAAGAGAATCCTTATTTCAGTCAAGATTTCCTAATCGATAAATTCCTTGGATTAACTAATGAGGATCGCAGGGTAAACGAGATTTACAAAAAGAAAGACAAGGAGGAAAACGCAGAAATTAAAGTCGAGGGAGAAGATGGAACATCAGCGAGTGCCTCTACAGAAGCACCAGCAGCGGCAGAAACCGAAACCGCCCCAGCAACCGAGACTGAAGCACCGGCAGCGGAAGAGCCAGCAGCTACTCCAGAACCTCCAGCAGAGCCAGCAGAAGCAGAAGCTCCATAATATATTTCGAAACATTTTTATTAATCGGGGATTTCATGTAAATTTGGTGTCATAAAAAACATCAAATGAAGAAAGAACTGGAATTACTTTTAGAAATTGAAAACTGTACTGGTGAAGGATCACAGAAGAAAAAGCAGGAATTAATTTCTAAAAATCTCACCCCCGAATTAGAGTATATCCTCTCTATTTGTTTTGACCCATTCGTCACGACAAAACTCCACAAGCTAAATTACGAGGACCGAGATTTTAAGGAAAATTCCCAATTATTTCAGGAATTTGTAGACCTTTGTGAGACCCTTAAAAAAGCACCTGCTATAAACGATCATTTAAGGAGCGTAGCTGAACGCTTAGTGGAATCCACTGGTTATCACATAGAATTAAAAAAGGTCTTTGCTAAGGTGCTTACAAAGCGTATGAACATAGGTATAGGTGCCAAAATGATCAATAAGGCGGTGGGCAAAGAATTAATTCCTGACCCCAGTCTTATGCTTGCGGAGGATGATCATAAAGTCCTCGATAAATGGGGATCTATAGTTTGTGAGGAAAAGTATGATGGGGTCAGAGTTATTTGTGTTGTTGAGAACAAAAATCCAAAATTCTACACTAGAGCATTCAATGAATTAGATTCAAGGTTTCTTACCCGCATAGCAAATCAAATCCTAGAGCTTTCTCACGGGATTGATGGTATTTTCTTCGATGGAGAATTAACGGATCTTGACAGAAAAAGTGTTAGCGGAAAGGTCACACAGATGATGAAAGGATCCCCAAAAGAAAGTATCGGGGACGATCTGCTATTTAATATCTTCGACGTTGAACCCACAAAAACCATCAAAGATGGTAAAGGGGTAACAGTCTATACTCAAAGAAGAGCCCTTTTGGAACAATTCTTTAAGGATAAATCTTTTGTAAATATTAAAATTGCTCAGAAGTGGGAGGCAAAAACCAAAGACGAGCTAATGCCCATTTATGAACAAATAGTAGCTAACGGAGGGGAAGGCGTTATCATGAAAGATCCTACTCACTTCTATGAATGCAAAAGATCTAAAAGTTGGATCAAGTTTAAGGAGGTTCAAGACTGTGATTTAGTAGTTACTGGTTGGTATCCTGGAGAAGGAAAAAGAGAAGGATTCATTGGAGGTTTTATGTGTAAAGATCTCTCTGGAGAATATGAAGTTAAAGTTGGATCTGGATTCACAGAACAGGATTTGATCGAACTTTCTCGCAACCCTGATGATATAATTGGTAAGGTAGTTGCTATTCAATATAACGTTCCCATTGAGGATAAGAATGGCAATAAATCTCTTTTTCTACCAAGATTTATTGAGGTAAGGAATGATAAGAGTGAACCTGAATCATTAGTAGAAAAATTTAGCAAGAAGAAATGATAAACATGCTTTTAACAGAAAAGCTTAGGCCGAAAGAGCTCAAGCACATGATTTTACCGGAAAGAATCAAAGATGCTTTCAAGAACGGTTTACAACAGAATGTATTGTTGACTGGATCTCCAGGATCTGGTAAAACCTCGCTTGCAAAGATTCTATCGGAGAATTCGCCCAGACTTTTCATTAACGTTTCTGACGAAAGCTCTGTTGACACGGTAAGAGAGAAAATCACAGGATTTTGTTCCACTGTGTCAATCATGAACGATGAGAATCCCACAAAAATAGTGGTACTAGATGAGTTTGATGGTGCTTCTGACCAATTCTACAAAGCTCTTAGGGGAGTTATAGAAAAATTTGCTAAGAACACTAGATTCGTAGCAACGTGTAATTGGATCAATAAGGTACCAGATCCAATGAAAAGTAGATTTGAGGTTTTTGTTTTTGATCCTGTTAACAAGGAAGAGGAGCAGGATCTTAAAGATCAATGGGAAAAAAGAATAATACTTATTCTAGGAAAGCTAGAAATTTCTATCGAGGACAAAGCCTTGCAATCCTTTGTTAAGAAGTATTATCCTGACATGAGATCAGCTTTAAATTGCATACAAAGATGGCAAATCCAGTGCACAGAAAAAATAACGGATCAGAAGGTATCAGAGACTGCCTGGGATTATGAAGAGATTTATGAAATGCTCTTTCAAAAATTAGATCCTCTTAGGAGTTACCAAACCATAGTTGGACAATATTCCAATTCAGTTGGTGAGATAATGGAATCTTTGGGAAGGGACTTTATAGAATGGATTAGAGAAAGAAAACCCGAAAAAATCTCTATAATTCCAGCCGTTGTTATTCTGGTTGCACAACACCAATCTCAAAGGCATCAGGTTATCGATCCTGTAGTGAGCCTGCTTTCACTTTTTTATTCGATTCAAAAATTAACTCAATAATGGCTTTTAAGGATAGTAAAATAATTTTAGTTGGTAGGGGTGGATCTGGAAAAGATTTCATGAGAAAAAAGTTTGAACAGAGAGGATTTAAATACTGTGTTTCCTATACTAGTCGTCCGAAAAGAGAAACGGAAAAAGAAGGAAAGGATTATTATTTTAGGGATGATACTTTTTTCAATAACAACGTTCATAAATTTTATGAAATAGACGATTTCAATGGTTGGAAGTATGGGAGAACTATAGAGGACTTCGAAAAATCCAGTCTTTTAATTATGACACCAAGAGGGGTTGCAAGCATAAAACCAGAGCACAGAAAAAAGTGTTTTATTATTTTCATAGATCCAGACAGAGAAATTCTAAGAAAAAGATTGGCAGAAAGAAAAGATGTAGACAGTGCAGAGCGTAGATTAGAGGCTGACGATATGGATTTTATGAATTTTAAAGACTATGATATTAGAATTAAAAACGAAGACTTTTAATTATGATGAGTGTTGTAATAGACGGTAATTACCTGTTTCATAAAACGTTTGCTATATTTTCAGATTTTGGATCTAAGCAGCCGGGAGAGGTATTATCTAATCAATCAGACCAGGGAATGTTTATGAGAAAGATCATCACAGATCTTTGTTATTCCCTTAATCAGCTCCCAATAACTGGGCATGTTATTTTTTGTAAAGACTCTAGATCTTGGAGAAAAGATCTAAAAATAGAAAGAGTAGATTATAAGGGATCTAGAATCAAGGACGAAAAAGTTGATTGGGGTTCTTTCTTTGATCTTTTGGACGAATTTGGAAAATTTTTAGAAATGAATGGTTATGTCTATTCCAAATCACCAGGAGCAGAAGGAGACGATCTTCTTT